CCTGATTCTTCACTCGGTTCGACAAATTCTCGTGGTTGGTAGGGGTGTGGGTTTCCACATCACAGAGGGAAGCGAGAATCGTAATTCTGCAACTTTGTGTCCCGCCATTGCCCATCGTAAGAGGAACAATCGAACGCAGGTACAATTCCCCCAAATCGTCGACGTTGTTCGAGGTTAAGTCGGCGTAATCGCGCTGGTAGATGAAAGGAAGATACATCATACCACCCTGAGATTCCCGGGGGCTAATCGTAAGACGGGGTCTCTGCGACATCTCCACTAAATCGGGCACGCTAGTAGCTTCGTACTGGGTCATCTCGTCGACTGAACGCAACGGGGTGTACGTTAGCCACGCTAGACCCGAGTGAAAAGCTGTTCCGTCGATAAGAACTTGGATCTTGACTGAGGCTCTGAAGAATCTAAAGTACTGAAGACGATTGGTGATGACCGGGTTTGACAAAAGTGATTTCCATGGATTGAGCTTGATCTCAAGGGTACCACCCACTTCCCAGGGGATGGACGCGATCTTGATAGGTCTTCGTGTGACGCTCTCCATACTGTCCCAAGTGCGCGGAGTGGCGGAAATTGGACTTGTCGAATGGGGGACGCTCACGGATTGTTGTGCTGAATCAAGTGCGTGAAAGGATAAATTTTCTGTTTGTGTGTTTGTTGTTTGTGTTTCGTTTTGGTTTGAAATCCTTTCTGATATAGACGGGGTAGGCGGATTATCCGGCCCGTCATTCCCTGATCCCAAAGCGGAAAGCCTGGAAGGCGCTATAGGGGTAGCTCCTTCTGGTAACCAGACCACTTTGGGGACAACTCTTGGCATGACAGCCGGGTTTGTCAGTCCCTGGATGATTTCGCAACACGAGTCGGATAATTCCGAAGCTCGGGTGCACGCATCATCACGTGCGTGAGAAATCTCCTCCTCAGACTCGAGGAAGAGGGTTTTGTGTTCAGCTCTAAGTTCGGGAGAGATGGAGTTAGGGAACCGAGCTTGTAAGACGGAAATATAGTGATCGAAGCCCTTGGAAAGCGTGTCCCTGTGCGTGCCAATGCGTCCCGAGGATTCCGCAGCTAAATAAATCATGCGCGATCTCTCCTCGAAGACTTCGCGTCCGTGCAAAGCAAGCTCTTCGAGGACAGTACGGACGGTAGTTTGCTCGACTGCCATCACGTCCATACTGGAAGGCATGGAGCAGTGCAAACTTCTACCTAAAGAGCGCAACGAGAGGGGGCCAACGATACGGCCGAGCTCCTCGCTCCAGCGGAAACCCCGTTGACAACATGAAAGCTCGCGTAGAGGCCTGGTGTCGTGGACGTCGTCGGTTTTCGCGGAACCTGTGATTTCCACGCCCTTTCCGCGGAAATATCGGGTAATGAAGGTCATATTGAAGAAGCGGAGTATCGTGGACCCGAGGGAGTCGTCGCCAATGGACCCAGCTTTCACGTTGTCCTTAAAATCTGCCAAGTGCGACGAAGCTTCCCCTTGGGAAAGAGAGAGCATGCGAACTAGCAACTCCGGCACCTGGGAAACCTCAAGGGTGGTATGGCCATACTTTTGGACGTGGAGCTTGAAAGCTATGTAAGCCTCACGCGTCCGCAACTGCACCCCCGAGATGTTGTTGTACGTTATGGTGAGCTTATTTCCACTAGAATTGAGGGGCAGTGACATCCATTCTCCGAAGACGTTGACTATGGGATGAGCAAGATCATAGCCTAAAGACCGCATCAACCGCACGTGAATCTCTCCTCCGCCTAAACGCTCGGAGATACGGGCAAGGACCTCGGTCG